ATAACGTTCCGCAACTACACGTCTGTTGCGTAAAAGTACAAAACTAGCTTTCAGTTTAACACGGAATTGAAAGACACAAAACAACCATTAAATTAATCACAAATGTAGCAATAGCGTGTAATTGCTGTTATAACTCGTTTTAATTATGGAATGTCCAAATTGTAAAAAGGAATTAAAAATACCAAATGTTGTTTATAGAAATTTAGAAACTTATTCCGTTGGAGGCTCAAAATTAATAGCTTCTGAATGTTGTGGAACTGGTTTCATTGTAAAAATGAAAGTTAGTTATCAAATTACAGAATATACAGGCGAATTAAAAGAGGATGATTGGGGCAACGAAATCGTTTCTAAAAAATGAGTTATAACTATTCGCTAACCGCTATAAATGTATTACAATTATGAAATTGCTTACTAAAACCAAAGTGATACGTATTTCTGAAAATCAACTTTTGACGCTTCAAAAAATGAAATCTTATAACGTTGATGTTGGCAACTTCATCCGTGAGGCAATAGCCGAAAAAATTAAAAGAGAATATAAAGAATTAATATTAAAACCTAAAAAATCGGAATGTCCTTTTTAAAAATAAAGCAATGAAATTATATACAGCAAAAGAAATGTGTAAAATTTTAGAAATAAAATTAACAACTTTTTATAAAATACGATTTGAAAAGAATATAAAGCCAGTAAAAACAGTTAGGAATTTCAATTACTTTTACAAAGAGCAATTTGAAGATGACGTTCCAAGATATTATCCTATTAAAACACACGAGGTTTATTATATTTACGAATCTAAAATTAATACAAATAATTAAATTATGAAAAAAGCACAAATTTTTAACAATCATTTCCAGAATTTCAAAACATACGCTATCCCAAAAGCACAACTTATAATAGCGGATATTCCATATAATTTAGGCAACAACGCATATGCAAGTAATCCAGCTTGGTATAAAGATGGAGACAATACAAATGGAGAAAGTGCTTTAGCGGGGAAAAGTTTCTTTGATACCGATGAGGATTTTAGACCTGCGGAATTTATGCACTTTTGCAGTACAATGTTAAAGCCTGAAAAGAAAAATATAAAAGTTGAGGGCGAAGCAAGACAAAAAGGAGATGCACCTTGTATGATTGTTTTTTGTGCTTTTGACCAGCAAATGGATTTAATAATGTTAGCTAAAAGATACGGTTTAAATAACTACATTAATTTAGTATTTCGTAAAAATTTCAGTGCGCAAGTTTTAAAAGCAAATATGAAAGTTGTGGGGAATTGTGAATATGGGTTAATATTTTATAGAGACAAACTGCCTAAATTTAGAAACAAAGGTAAAATGATATTCAATTGCTTTGATTGGGAAAGAGACGATGCAACAGTAGAAAAATTACACCCAACTCAAAAGCCTTTAAAACTATTAAAAAAGCTAATTGAAACGTTTACAGATGAGGGCGATGTTATTATTGATCCTTGCGCTGGTTCAGGTTCAACTTTAATAGCAGCTCAAGAATTAAAACGAACCGCTTTTGGATTTGAGATTAAAAAACCATTTCATAAAGCTGCTGAAAATTGGATTAATGAAGAACATCAAAAATTATCAGATATAGAAGAATTTGGATTTGCAAAAACTTTAATACAAAAAACAGAATCAACATTATTTTAAAACATCACAAATAAGCAACTATAAAATAAAAGTTGTACATTTGTATATGATATTAAAAGAATTATCTAAAAGTGATGTTAAATGGCGTGAAATGGCTTATAATATTTGTCGTGATAAAACGTTAGCAGATGAATTGGTTCAAGATATGTATATTAAGTTGCACAACATAGATAAAACCGTAACCGATGGATATATTTTCGTTACGTTACGGTCAATATTTTACGATGGAAAAAGAAAGAGCAAAAAAGAAATACTGTTTAAAGATTTTGATAGGTTTGTAATAGAAGACGAGCCGTATGTTGAAGAGCCACAACCAGACTATCAGGAACTAATAAAAAATTTAACTTGGTACGAAAAGACTACATTTGAATTATCAACTTTAGTAGGGCAAAGAGAGTTATCGAGACAAACAGGAATACACTTACAAACTATTCACAGGGTTGCAAAAACAGTTAAAAATAAATTAAAAAACAAATAAGATGAAAACAATAACAAAATCAGTAATTAAGTTATCGGAAATTCCCGAACACTTACAAGGTAATAAAATATTTAATGGTCATAAAATACATACTTATGGCATATTTCATATTGATGACGAATGTAACGACGAATTAAGTATGTGGTTAATTGAAACCTATCCTACAATTAAAAGAAAAATTAGTTTTTTAATTCATATTGATAAATAAGATGGCAAAGAGAAAAAAAGAAATACAAGGGCTTGGAGACGTAATAGAAAACATTACTTCAGCAGTAGGGATTGACCCGTGCGTAGGTTGCAATGAAAGAAAATTCACTTTAAATAGGTTTTTCAATTTCAAAAAGCCTAAAAGCGAAATGAGCCAAGATAACAAAGATACTTTTGATAGTTTTTTAGAAACAATAGGGCACGATGTTATAAATGGAAGTAGAAGCAAGTTAGACAATGAGCAAGTAAAATTCTTGAATGAGCTATACTTAAATTATTTCAATTTAGACTTAACAGAAACAACAACGTTTTCTAAAATTCACATTACAATAATTAAAGACTTAATTAAATTATCGAGCTATGCACCCAACTAGAATATTTAAAGAGCCCAAAGAGCTACAACAAGCGTGGGAAGAGTACAAAGAGCACTTAAAGATAGAAGCTTGGAATTGGACTAAGATACAATATGCAGGTAAAGACGCAGAACGTAAAGAAGATCCCTTTAAACTACCTTATACATTTGAGGGATTTGAGGTTTTCTGTTTTAATAAATACGGTAATGTAGGTCAATATTTTGATAATAAAAAAGATTATTACACTGACTTTGTTGCCATCTGTTCGCAGGTAAAGAAAGAAATTAGAGCAAATCAAATAACAGGTGGTTTATTAGGTATTTACAATCCAAGTATAACACAAAGATTAAACAGCTTGGTTGAGAAAACCCAAACAGATGTAAGCGTTACTAAATTTGAATTTGATGAGTAGTGTAAAAGGATATAAACCGCATATAAATCAAAAAGTAATACACGACAGTATAAACAACGACCCGTATAAATATTATATCTTAAACATAGGTAGGCAGTTCGGAAAAACAATGCTCGGTATTAATCAAATGTTATATTGGGTAATCAATAATAAAGGTTGTAATATAGCGTGGGTAACACCCGTATATAAGCAAGGTAAAAAAGTATTTGCGGAATTAGAAAAGGCTACTCGATTGAGTGGTCTTTTTGAGTTTAACCAAAGCGAACTTACAGTTAAAGGATTTGGATCTACTATTTCTTTTTTTAGTGGTGAGAGACCTGATAATATCAGGGGTAATACATTTGACTATCTTATAATAGATGAGACCGCATTTACACGTGAGGAACTTTGGAGTGAAGTTTTAAGCGCAACTGTTTTAGTCAAGGGTAAAAAGGTTTTGTTTATTAGCACACCTAAAGGTAAGAATCATTTTTATAAACTATCATTACAACCTAACTACGACAATAGATATAAGTATTTTCATTTTACAAGTTACGATACACCATTCATAAATGAATTGGATTTAGAAGAGCGTAAAAGAAGTTTACCGAATCATATATTCAAACAGGAATATTTAGCGGAATTTTTAGACAATGCAAGTGGACTATTCTCAAACGTTCGTGAATGTATTAAAGAGCCTACAGACTCAACTAAATATCACGGTGGATTAGATATTGGTAGAGCAGACGATTACACTGTATTGACTATTATAAATGAACATAAACAAATAGTATTTATAGAACGTTGGAGACAGGATGAGTGGACAAGCATAATAAATAAAGTAGCAGCTAAAATAAACGAATATAATGCACGGGTATTTGTAGAGGTAAATAATCAGGGCGATGTATTTTTTGAAATGTTAAAAAAGCTATGTGGACAAAAAGTATATCCTTTTGTAACTTCAAGTAAAAGTAAACCGATAATGATTGAAGAGTTGGCAGTTTGCTTTGAGCAAAAAGATATAAGTATCTTAGATGTTAATTGGCTTATAGACGAATTAGAAGCATTTACATACATATACAACCAAAACACACGTAACGTTCAATACAGCGCACCTACAGGCGTACACGATGATAGTGTTATTAGTTTAGCATTAAGCATACAAGCACATAAGCAATTAAGAGCAAGAGAAGTTAGAATAACATAAACAAACATAAAAATAAACGTTATAAGATTATGGAAGCAATTAGAATAGAATTAAAAGAAGTCCACGAATTTGACAGAGCGTACAATATCGTTGAGTTAAATTCGCAAGTAAGAATGTGTATAAAAGAATTGTCAAAAGAACATAATGAGTGTAAATATTTTTTGCCTTCAAAAGAAATAGCAGTAAAATTTAACATAGATAGATTTGGCAGTCTAAATACATTATTGTCAATGTTTGAAAAATCAATAAAATGAAAGTAATAATTCCAACAGAGCTAAAAGATATAAGACTATCACAGTATTTGAGATATGTTCAAGTGGTTAAAGACAATCCAGACGATGAAACATTTGTATGCATTCAAATGGTTGCTATCTTTTGTAACTTAACTGTAGCCGATGTAATGAAAATACCAGTCAATGATTTTGCTGAAATAGTAGAAAAAATTGCAAAGATGCTGGATAGTAAACCTAAATTAGTTCTTACGTTTAAACTAAATAAAGTTGAGTATGGTTTTATACCAAACTTTGATAAAATTAGCTTAGGAGAACACGCTACAATTGATACACTACTTGGAGACACAGATAATTTAGCGTTATTAATGAGTGTACTTTACAGACCAATAACAAAGAAAGCATTACCGTTTTATACGATTGAGCCATACGATGGAGACGAAAGTAAAGGCGAACTATTCAAAGAGGTAACAATGGATGTTGTAAACGGTTCACTACTTTTTTTTTGGACTTTAAGCAAAGAATTATTGAGCAATATCCTATTGCATTTGGAGAGCAAAGCGAAGATGGAGGGCGTGAATTTGGAGGAGGTTTTGGAGATCGCTGGGGTTGGTATTGGGCATTTGTTCGCCTTGCGAGAGAGCTTAGAATCAATGTACGAGAAGTTGGAAAAGAGCCTTTACACGAATCACTCACGTTACTATCTTTCTTAACAGACGAAAGCAATGAAGAGCAAAAAAACATTAAAAAACATATCAAATGAAAGCATTTTATAATTCCATAGATTACATTAAAAGCACACTTGAAAAAGCACCACTTTTAAATACAATCACACACGGTACGGATATAATCGATAATACTAAAAAGAGTATTTTTCCATTAGCACATATAAACATCTTAAGTTCAAGCATTGGATCAGGCGAAGTTAAATTCACTTTTGAGGTTGCAGTCGTAGATATAAGAAACATATCTAAAATCAAAGTAAAAGATAAATTTTTAGGCAACGATAATGAATTAGACAATTTGAATACTTGCCACGCAATATTGAATTTTATGATAACTAATATGCGACTGCAAAGAAATGATTATGATATTGAATTATTAAACGACCCGAATCTACAACCGATATTAATGGCTTTTACAAACGCATTAGATGGGTGGAAATGTGAGATTGAATTGAGTGTGCCAAATAACCAAATTGAAGTGTGTGATGGATGCTAAAATAACTCAACAAGCGTTAAATGAGTTTGGTGCTTATGTAATCGAAAGAGCAAGGGAAAATTTAAAGACAGGTGGAAAATACGGAACACACAATACAAGTGGCAACCTTTCAAAATCTTTAAACTTCAAATCGAAAGTAAGTAAAAATTCGATTGCTTTTGACTTCTATGCTGAAGACTATTGGAAAGAATTAGACTTCGGTACAAAGGGAAGTAAAAAGAGTACAAAAGCACCTAACAGCCCTTACAAAGCACACGCTGAAAGAGGTAAAATTGATAAATGGGTAGTTCGTAAAGGATTGCAAGGCGTAAGAAATCCTAACGGGAAGTTTACAGCACGAAAAATGATGGTTGCAAGTATTACAAAATCAATAAATGAAACAGGAACGCCTGAAACAAAATTCTTTAGAAGTGCATTTGATTTAGAATACAAGAAATTTGATGATACAATAGCAGAAAAATACGGTTTAGATTTAGAAACCTTTTTAAAATTCACACTAAAAGAAATAAAATGAATATAGTACAAGTTAGAAGTCCGTTTAAGATAATCATAAATGAGCCTACGCAATTATTAACGCAAGTAAAATTATACATTTGGAATCAAGGCGATACAGAGCCAACAATGCCAACTTATACATTTAGTAAAGCCGTGCCAAGTATAGCAAGTCGAGAATGTATTTTTAATATTTCAAATCAGTTACAAGAATTTATCAATCCTATTTCTGCTGTTAACTATGAAGCTGTAGTTGAAGATGAAAACCCTAAAAGTTGGTGTTTTTTTAAAGTAGAACGGTTCAGCGGTACTTCGGACAAAGATTTTACATTATTAGATACTACAAACTATATAGGCTTAAATGGATTTACAGACTATATGAGCGGAAATCAAGTTGCTGAAGTTGCTGATTTCAAACTATTAGATTTTCCAAATGCAACATATAATTCAGAATTTGGTTATACTGGTTATTTTAATTTATTAATAGACACAGATGTAAAAGAATTTCAATTAGAATATGATAATAGTAGTGATGATATAGCTCCAATTCCTTTATACAATATGGGCATTCTATTATTAAAAGTTCCTTATGTAAATTTTGATTTTGATAGTTCTTTACCTTTTAAAATAACATTAAGAGAAGTGGCAGATGATTTACGACTAATTGTATTATATTCTAAAATGATCGAAGAGTGCAAATATACACCCGTAGAATGCACTTATCAAAATTCATTTGGCGGTTGGAGGTTTTTAACGTTCTACAAAGCGCAAACAAATTCTATTAACGTCAAAGGTTCGGAGTTTAATTTACTTCCCAATAAGACCGATTACAACCCTTTAAGAGGGCAATCAAAAGTATTTAATCTAAACGGGAATCAATCTGTAAAATTAAACACTGGTTGGGTTGATGAAAATTACGATGTATTAATTAGAGATTTATTGTTAAGTGAAACTGTTTTAATTGATAATAAACCAGCAATGGTTAAGAGCAAAAGCCAAACTTATAAAACACAATTAAAAGATAAAATGATTAATTACGAGATAGAATTCGATTATGCTTTTGACTTAATAAATAATGTGCTATGATAAATGTAGGATTGTTTATTAAAAAAGAAAAGGTATTCGATAGTGGTATTAACGAAGTGTCATTAAATGACGAAATTAAAGATAATACTAAAAATTGGATTGATAACCAATGGATAGATTATAATATTAGAATTATTGATGGTACTGGAAAAGGTTATTTTTTCAAATGTACTTCAAATCAATACAATGCTATAGTTTTTGACGCACTTCCATTTAATTTAGACACTACTTCCGTATTTGAAATATACACGCAAGTAAGTGAACGTGTTGAACTATTCCAAGATGAAAAAATTAGTGTAACAAGTTCAATTCAAAACTCAAATGATATAGGGAAATTGTTTACTGACTATTCTCAAAGTTTTACAGTTCCAGCATCAAAACATAACAATGCTTTATTTTCACATTGGTATGATAGCGATGTAGATAATGGTTACGACCACCGTAAAAGATACGATGCTTATATCGAATTAGATACATTGACTTTTAAGGTTGGTAATGTACAATTAGAAAAAGCAAATAAAAAGAATGGATTTATAGAAAGTTATAGTATTACTTTTTATGGGAATTTAACGCAATTAAAAGACAAATTTAAAGATACAAAATTAAGGGATTTGCAAACGGGTGTATTCGCTGCTTTTTTTGGAACAGATAACTTTTGGAACTTATTTAATCACGAGTACAACTCAACGGAGGTTAGAGATAGAGTAACCGGGTATACAACTTTTGCAGTTTACTATCCTTTGATAGGTTCACAAAAGAAATATTATTATAAAAATGGAATTGCTACTGAAGATATAAGTCTTACAACTGCACCCGTAGTATGGAATGAGTTATTTCCAGCCGTTCCAATTTCAGCAATATTTATATTAATTCAATGGTGTTTTGGAGTTACTTTTACGGGTTCTTTTTTTGAACTTGACCAATGGACAAAGTTACAGTTATATTTGAAAAATGCAGAAAGCGTTAAAAATCAAAGTCCAAAAATACCTATTAATTTTTTAACTAAGACAAGTGGATTTAATGAATTAAATTTAAGCACAGATGTACTTACAAACAATTGGTTATGGGCTACAGGATTAAACAGACCAACAATAAATATTTTTTTAACTATTGCACCACAAACAGGATTTACAACTATTCCTTATACTATTTATGTTTATAGAAACGGTCAAGAATATAGGACATTTGCGGATTTATTAGGAACTCAAACAGTGGAGTGTGAAGGTTTGAGAAAGGAAAACGATGCTACTACTTATGAATATACTTTTAAAATTAGTTCACAAAGTTTATTGACTTTTAAGCCTACATTAAGACTACAAAAAAGCTGGTTATTTTCATTTATTTGGCAATATTCTAATTGGTATGGTTACAATACAACGGGTCAATCTACCTCTGAAAATATAGCTATACAAAACTTTGTGCCTGATATTACAGTATCGGATTTTATAACAGGAATTATTAAGGCTTTTAATTTAATGATAATTCCGACTTCAAAAGATACATTTGAATTTGTACCATTAGAAATGTATTATAATCAAGGTAAAACTTTAGATATAACCAAATATGTTTATTCAGATGAAATGGATATTGAACGCCCGAAATTATTTAAGGCTATTAATTTTCAATATGAGCAAAGCACAAATGTTTTAAATAACGCATATAAAGGCATTTACGGCAAAGAATACGGAGATTTGATATACAATGCTACAAATGCAAACGAAAGCTCAAACTACGACATTAAACTTCCATTTGAGAATGTATTATTTGAAAAAACAGTAGGAGAAAACTTTGAAACTGCTACGATAGTTGACAAGGATTTAAAGCCATATATTCCAAAACCGATGTTAATTTATCGCAATGGCTCTCAACAAATTGATTCAAGCAATTTAATAAGAATAACTACTGAAACTGGACAGACTACTATATTAAATTATAATAGATTTTCTAATGAGTATAATAGTTTACCTACTGATGCTACATTATCACAATTGATGACAATGAATTTTAACAACGAACAGTCGCCTTGGTACAATGTAATAGCACCTCAAGGATTGTATTATAGGCATTATTCAAATTACATTGACAACCTTTACAATATCAAAACAAGAAACATAAAAGTTAAGGCAATTTTACCGCCTAGTTTATTATCAAAAGAATACGGAATTGCTTTAAATGATAGGCTTGTAATAAGTGGTAAAAGATATATTATTAATTTATTTACAACAGATTTAACGACTGGAGAAACAAACTTCGATTTAATTTCAGATTATAGAAATATAAATGCAGTCTCAACGGTTGGTTATAGATTTGCAAGTATGAGTAATGTTCAAACAGATAAAACAGAGCAAAAAGTAAACATAGTAATTTATAAAAATGACTACGATAGTTTTGATATAAAAGGAGCAGAAAATTATTTAAGTTACGACACAAGTACTGACAATATAATTGATTTGAATTTAGAAATTGATATTCCCGAAAATTTTGGAGTTGATAGAACCGATGTAATAGGAATAGATTATTATAAAAATGGAATTTTAGAAACAACCGAATACGTAACCTTTTTACAGACAGAAATATGATACAGCATATAATGGAAATGCTAAAATTAGCAGAACAATACGAAAATAACGAAGTGATAGCAATTGCAAAGGGAAAATATGAGTATCCAAAATCTAACTATCAACTTTTTAAGAAGTTATTAAAAATCAAATTAAATAAATAAGATATGGCAATTGAAAAGGTTATTGATATACAAGTTAATAGTAATTTTGATACAACAGAAACGCAATTAAAAGAATTAACTACAGCGTTAAAACAAGTTGATAAAGAAGCTACAAATTTAGATGCTACATTTGAGGAAATTTATGGCGATTTAAAACCATTAACTGCTCGTATGGGTGAAGCAGAAGATAGACTTTATGAATTAGCAAAAGCGGGAAAACAAAGTTCGCAAGAATATAAAGACTTATTAAAATCAGTTGGTGAATATAAGAGAGTTCAACAGCAAACAGATTTAGTAGTTGATGCTGCAGCTCAAACTATGGGCAGTAAATTAACAGGTTCGTTAAATGCTGCAGCTGGTGGTTTTTCTTTAGCACAAGGTTCAATGGCTTTATTTGGCGCTGAAAGTTCTTCAGTTGAAGCTGCTATGTTAAAAGTTCAGTCTGCAATGGCTATAAGTCAAGGATTTGAAACTATAAATCAAAGTACAAAAAGCGTGAGTGCTTTAGCTACAACAGTTAAAAGTTATTCAATAGTACAAAAAATTATAACTGCTGGGCAATGGTTATGGAACGCTGCAATGACTGCAAATCCTTTAGGTGCTATTGTTCTTGCTATTACTGCTGTAATTGCTGCAGGTTATGGATTAATTAAATTCTTTGGCAATGTTGCTGTAACAAGCAAAGTAGCAATGCAAGGAATAAAAGAAAATTCTAAAGCACTTGAAGATAGTAAAAGAATTACTGAAAAGCATAATCAAGCATTAAAAGATGGTGCAGATTATAATTTAGCAATGGCAAAAGCTTCTGGTAAAAGTGCTGAAGAAATAAGAAAGTTATCTATTACGGAAGCTAATGCTGATATATCATTAAAATCATTAAATAGAACTATTGCACAAAATACATATTATAGAGAATTAAATAGTTTAGCTAATTTAAAAGCATCAGGAGCTACTGACGAAGCTATAAAAATGCAAGATGAATTGACTAAAAAATCTTTAGAAAATTTTGTAAATGAAAATAAAGCATTATCTGAAAGTATTAGAAATAAAAAATTATTAATTCAAAAAAATAATATAGAAATACGTCAAGAAGAAACAAACCATTCAGACAAAATAAAAGAACAAAAAAAGACAATTGCAGAAAAAAATATTGCTGAAGAAAAAGAAAATCAAAAAAAATATAATGAAGAAACAAAAACAGGTTTAACTGAATTACGTCAATTTGAATTTGATAATAATGTGCAAAAATCAACAGAAAAACGTGATTTATTAGGTGAACAAATAGCATTATTAGAAGAAGGAGTTAATGCAGTACAAGAAGCAGAAACCAAAACTACTAAATTAACAGCAGAACAAATTGCTGCAAGAATAGCACTTACAGAACTAGAAAAGAAATCTAAATTAGAAGCTGCCGATGCAATTGGAAATACTTTGTCGGCAATGTCTGATTTATTAGGAAAAGAAACAGCAGCGGGAAAAGCGGCAGCGGTTGCAAGTGCTACTATAAACACGTTTAGTTCAGCTCAAAAGGCTTACGATGCAACTGTAGGAATACCTTATGTAGGCCCAATATTAGCGCCTATAAATGCTGGTATTGCAATTGCAGCGGGTATTAAAAATGTAAAATCTATTTTAGCAGTTAAAGTTCCAAGTGGTGGCGGTGGAGGTACAGCTCCAAGCGGTGGAGGTGCAATGGGTGGAGCAGCAACAGCACCCCAATTCAATGTAGTCGGTGCAAGTGGCACAAATCAAATAGCACAAGCAATAGGTGGACAGCAACAACAACCCGTACAAACTTATGTAGTGGCTGGAGCAGTTACAACTGGCCAAGCCTTAAATCGTTCTATTATTAGTAATGCTTCAATGGGCTAAAGTTTATAACAATTAATTTATAAAACGTTTAACAATTATGGAAACATACACAGTATTTTTTAACGAACAAGACAATCAGGGGGTTTATGCTATATCATTAGTAAACGACCCCGCTATTGGTGTCAATTTCATTACGTTATCAAATCAAAAGGAGCTAAAATTAGCTACTGTAAATGAAGATCAACGTATTTTGATGGGTGCAATATTAATTCCTGATATGCCTATTTATCGTAAAGATGAAAAAACAAAAAAAGAATTTAATATCGTTTTCCCAAAAGAAACAATATTAAAAGTACAAAAGAATTTTGTATTAAAAGGTTATCAAAAAAATTCAACTTTAGAACATAGCGGAGAACAAATAGACGATGTTTTCTTTTATGAAAATTGGATTAAAGAAGACGAAGTACACGACAAATCGGTTCACTATGGTTTTAACGAACCAGTAGGCACTTGGTTTGGATTAATGAAAATAAATAACGATGTTATTTGGAATGAATATGTAAAAACAGGAAAAGTAAAAGGCTTCTCAATTGACGGAGTCTTTGATATGGAGAAAATTAATTTAAACAATGAAACTATGAGTATAGAAAAAATCGTGAATGCGATTAAAGACGGGTTCGCTTCGGTAAAATTATCGGAACAAGTCGAACAAGTAGCAGTTATAGAACTTGCTACAATGAAGTTAAAAGACGGTGTAACTGTTTTAGAAGCAGAAGCTTTTGAAGCGGGTAAATCAGTTTTTATCGTTGCTGAAAATGGCGACAAAGTACCAGCACCAATTGGAGAACACGAACTTGAAGACGGAAGCGTTTTAATAATCGTTGAGGAAGGTAAAATTGCTGAAATCAAAACGGTTGAAAAGGAAGTAGAAAGCGAAGATGTAGCAATGACAAACGCTGACCAATTTGCTGAATTAGTTAAATCAATTGTGACTTCAATGAGTACAGAAGTAGGTAAACAATTTGAAACTTTAAGAGCTGAATTAAAAGCTGAAATTGCAGAAACAAAAACAAAAGTTGAGGTAAAAGCTTCGACAAAATCAAAACCTGAAACTTTCGTAGAAAAAAGTTATTCAGAAATGACAAACTTAGAAAAATTAAAATTTAACAGAAACAATTAAACAAAAAAACAATGGCAGTATCAATTACAGGTGCGAAAACCGCACAATCAGAGTACCCAGAAATTATTCAAGAAATTTATTCAGATTCACCAACTTTTAGAGGCGAAACAATCGAACTTGTGGAGGGGCATAAATCAGGAATGGACATTTACGAAAGTTCCGCAGAGGTTACATTTTCGGCAGCTAATTACGGTCCAGTAACAGCTGACAACGTAGCGTTGAAATCACAAAAATCAACTGTTAATCTTAAGACTTTTAATGTTGAGGGTATTATTGATGAAAGTTCTTTGTTAGGTACACGCTACCAAAAATCAATGAAAGCAGGAGCATTTGAAGTTGTTTCAGATGAATTCGACCAAAAAGTATTAATTCAAGTACAACCAGCAACGTCTGCTAAATTAGAAAGTGGAGTTTGGAATGGTGCAACTACAGCAACGAAAGCAGCTATTGCAGCGTTAACACCAAATGCAGCACAAGGTTCAATTAGTGCAGGTGCTCAAACTTTAGTAGCAGCTATGCCAACTACTTTATTTGATTCTGTACCAGCGACTATGTTGTACAATGATTCACAATCAAAAGCAACCCCTGGGGCAGGTTTAGGAGACTACAAAAAAGTATTGACAATTGCAGCGGTAACAAGTTTGACAATCGTTGCAGAATACGTTAAATTGTACAACGCAATCCCAGATGATATTTTAGTATTAACAGGAGACGATGCGCCAGTAATTTACGCACCAAAAGGTGATTATAAATTAATCAAAACTGTAAACAGAGTTCAAGGTGCAGCGTTGCAAGAAAACTTCGTAGGGGCTTCGTTTAACGATATGTATTTCAACGATGTTAAGATTGTATTTGTTGACTTGGTAGGTTTTAGAATTGCAGCACAAAAATACAACTTGAAATTGGTTATGGATTTACTTTCCGACAGTTCACAATTGATTATCGAGAAAGAAGCTAACGCATCTACAAGACGTATCATTAAAATTATCACCACAATGACTACTTGGGTTGTGAAACAAAAATGGAACGTACTTTACGCAGGATAATATTAATCAAAACCGCTTATTAATTTAAGCGGTTTTTAATAAAAAATTTTTTATGAGTTGTTTAATTTCGAAGGGCAAAATGCTCGGATGCCGTGACCAGCGTGGCGGAATCAAAAATATTTTTTTTGCAAACTATCAAGACTATTCTTTTGTAATTGCAGCACACGCAGTTACAAGTTTAGGTTCTTTAGATGAGGTTTTCAAATATGAAGTGAAAGCGACCACCAATGCTTTAACTGAAACGGGTACAAGTTCCGAAGACAATGGAACTTTTTTAAATGCGCAATCTTTGGCGGTAACTTTGCCTAAATTGGGTACTGACTTACAAGCTCAAGTTCAATTGATTTGTTTGGGAAGACCTTATGTTTTTATCGAAGACTACAACGGTAACGTTTTACTTGTTGGAGCAACAAACGGTACAATGGCTAACTGTACTAAGGCTTCGGGTGGTGTAGGCGGAGACCTTTCAGGTTATACATTGACTATTACAGCTGAAGAGGGTAATTTGTCACCGTTCTTAGATTCTACTGCTAAAACAGCGTTACAAGCGTTAGTTTCAGATGTCGTAGTTTCTTAAATTACAATACATTAAAATTAAAAAGCTACTTCGGTGGCTTTTTTTTGTTACAATAACTAACTAAAACGTTTAACTTTTATGAACATATTTAATTTAACACAACCGCATAGACTTAATTGCATACCACGTTCGTATAACGATGGTGTTATTACATTACTTTTAAGAGACGAATTAAAGGATTTAACGCACACAATTAGCGTAGATAGTATATACTACCAAAACAGCGTTTTAATGCTTGAATTTAGCGATATAACACTAAAAGAGGGTCAAAGTTTTGAAGTAATAATCAACGAAAATGACCAACTAATATATAGAGGTAAAGCATACGCAACAGCACAAACAGATTTTGAGAATTTTGAACTAAATAAAGGGGTTTTAAAAGCCTAAAAGATATGGAAAAACTACAATTATTAACACTTTCAAACTATATAAGACCAGAAATTAAGGAAGTTTCTGGCAAAAAGTGGGTATTAAATGGTAAAAATAACGATTTTTATAAGACTATTATAGATGCTTATAACGGTTCGCCAACAAATTCAGCAATTATAGACAGTTATAGTCAGTTCATTTACGGTAAAGGATTGACTTCTACAGACAAATTAACTAAAACTTCTGAATGGGCTACAATAGTTTCTTTATTTTCAAAAAAAGACTTAAGAAAAATTTGCAAAGACTTTGAAATGTTTGGGGAAGCTTCAATCGAAATAAATTACTTAAACAATAAAATACAAAAGTGTTTCCACGTAGCGAAACAAAAAATTGCACCCGAAGTTGCTAATGAAGATGGCGATATATCAGGATATTATTTTAGTTACGATTTTACAAATACCAACAAATATAAACCTGAACGCTTCGATGCTTTTGGCTTTGGTTCAGGCGGTGGCGAACGTTCTGAAATTTACGTAATTAAAGACTATCAGGTCGGTCAATTTTACTACAGCAACCCAAGTTATGTAAGTGGTATTTCGTGGGCTAAAATGGAGGAAGAAATAAGCAACTATTCTATAAACCATATACAAAATGGTTTGTCTTTTGGGCATATTATTAATATGAATAGCGGGGTTCAACAATCGGAAGAAACTATTATAGAAAATACAAGAGCAATTAGAGACAAACTAACAGGCTCAAGTAATGCGGGTAAATTCTTTTTAAATTGGAATGATAACAAAGAAAGCGCAATTACAATTGAAGCTTTAGAAGTAAGCGAGGCGCACCAACAATATATTTATTTAAGTACCGAAGCAAGGCAACAACTTTGCACGTCTCATAAACTTACTTCGCCAATGTTGGTTGGAATAAAAGAAGCAAGCGGTTTTAGTTCTAATGCTGAAGAAATAAAAGTAGGTTTTGCTGAATTAATGATTAACGTAATTAAACCAAAACAAGAAATTATTTTAGATGGATTGATGGAAATTTGTGCGGTTAATGGAATTACTTTGCAATTGGATTTTGAAAGTTTAAGAAGTGAAGAACCGATTTTACCAACTTCAGAAACGCCAACGGTTGCACCTATCACACAATTATCAACAGATATTTTAGGGGAAGAAATAGATTTGAATGAATGGGAATTGATAAGTTCTGAACCAGTTGACTATGATACTGAAACGGAGCTAGATGCTGAAATTGAACGCTTAAATAAATCGAGTGTAAGTTTAATGAAAGTGGCTTTAGCAAGTGTATCAACAGGAACAGCAAGACCAAACGCAAAAAGCGAACAAGATGGAGAATTATTTAAAAGCCGTTACCGATATTCAGGAAATGCAAATCCTGAAAGAGACTTTTGTAAAAAAATGATTTCAGCAAATAAATTATATCGGAAAGAGGATATACAAATGATGAGTAATAAAAATGTAAATCCTGGTTTTGGAATGGCTCCAAATCCTAACCAACCGTATGATATATTTCTTTGGAAAGGTGGCGGGTTGCTAAGTGATAATTTTAATTTTGGAACTTGTAAACATTTTTGGTTGCGTGAAACTTACCGTAAAAAAGCCGATGTAAATAGTCCAAATGCTGAAATTATAACACCAGCACAAGCAAGAAAATCAGGCGAAATTTTGCCAACTAATAACCCTAAAGTGTACACTGCACCACACGATATGTAATTATGGAAACGACTATTTTATTAAAAGAAAACGAACTTACTAAAAACACTTTGTTAGGTGGAAATATTGATATTGATTTATATATTCCTTGTATAAAAGATGCTCAAATTATAAGACTTGAGGAAATTTTAGGGGAAACATTATACGATAAAATTTGTTTAGATTTTGAAAATGACGATTTAACGGGTTTATATTTAACTTTGCACGAAAAATACATAGTACCTTTTTTAATTGCAGCAGCAGCGGTTGAATATCTTTTAATTGGTGCTTACAAAGTTAGTAACAATGGTATCTTTAAAGCACAGCCTGAAAATAGCGTAGCAATCGAAAAAACCGAAGTAGATTATTTGGTTAATAATATGCGGTTAAAAAGTGAAATGTATAGCGATAGAATGACACGTTGGCTTTTACTAAATAATCTACCTGAATGGCAACCTAACGCTACAAATGTAGTAAATCCATTAAGTAGCAATTTAATGTTTGGGCGTTGGTTTATTGGGGAAGACAAAATTTAAAGATTATGAGAAAAACAGATAAAAGAACAATTGAAAATATTAAAAAACTTAAACAATTTATAAAAAATGGGGACATTAAACTTAACAGCCAAACGGAGCGACACATTTTTCGCAGTACCGTTTCAAATAGCAATCAATAGCGTACCATTAGATTTAACTGATGCGGTTATTAATATGCAAGTTCGCAAAGATTTTGGAACACCTATTATTTTCGAGCCTACAGTCACTATTACAAATGCTTTAACGGGTATTTTTGAAATTGATGAACAGATTTTCAATGTACCAGCGTGTGTTTATAAATACGATATTCAAATTACTTTAGATAACGGGGAAGTTCACACGTGGATTAATGGAATTTTTGAAATCACTAACGATATAACACGAGTATAATGAGTGAAATTATAGACATAAATATAACACAAATAGTTGAGGAAGTTACTATAATTGCAACGCCTACAAACTACATAGTTAATATTATTAAAAATACAGGTGGTGGTTCTCAAACTTTAGCAGAAACGCTTTTACTTGGAAATTTAACAGGAACAACAAATATAAAAGTAAATAATGCAAGTGCAATTGAATTAGAAAATGCATCTTTGTTAAAAAAAGGTACTTATGATTTTGGTGCTCAAGGTGGTATTTCAAGAATTTGCGGTGTAGGTTTTGAGGATATGTGGCAAGCTGGAATACGTCACGTATTCGACGGTAATGGATTAATAAGAAATTCGACAAACTGTTTTAATATTATTCCAGATGGCTCTTTTGATAGTACTTTACGTTTTAAAGTTGGTTCGGTATGGACATTAGACGATGGTACTAACTATATTTGTACAGATGCTACAACAGGAGCTGCAGTTTGGGAACTTTACAATGTAATACCAAGTTCAACTAATTTTGTGCCTTATACGGGTGCTACAAGCGATGTAAATTTAGGTGAGTTTGGTTTACAAACAGGAAACATTGAGTTTGATTTAACACCTACAAATGCACCTACTAATGTCGGTTCAATGGTTTGGAATGATACAGCGGGAACTTTAGATTTAAAGTTAAAAGGTGGGGCGGTAACTTTACAAATCGGTCAAGAAACAGTTGCAAGAGTAGTAAACAAAACAAGTACAAATATAACTTTATTAGAAGCAAATTATCAAGTAGTTAGAGTTACAGGAGCGCAAGGTCAAAGACCAAAAGTAGATTTAGCACAAGCGAATAACAATGCAAATAGTACAACTACTTTAGGCTTAGTAACAGAAACAATTTTAAATAATCAAGAGGGTTTTATAACTACAAGCGGTCAAGTTCAACAAATAAACACAACGGGAAGTTTACAAGGCGAAACGTGGGCTGATGGCGATGTGCTTTATTTAAGCGGAACGGTTGCGGGTAGAATTACAAACATTAAACCTATTGCACCAATTCACACTGTAATTATTGGCTTTGTTGAATACGCACACGCTATTAACGGTAAAATCTTTGTTAAAGTAGATAATGGTTCAGAATTAGAAGAGCTACACAATGTTAGTGCAATTGCACCAAACAACAACGAGGTTCTAACTTATGACACACCTACTTTATTATGGAAGCCTAAAACGGTTATTTCTGCTTTAGGTTATACACCTATAAAATCAGTTATTAAAGATACGGCTCAAGGCTCAACTATTACAGGAGTGACTACTGAAACTTTAACTGGTACTTATTTAATACCTGCTAATACTTTTGGCTCAAATGATATAATGAAAATAACTTCTTTTTTAGCTGAAAAAACTGGTGTAGCTGGAAGTTGTACAATGAAAATAAAAGTAGGTACAACAAATGTATTTTCAAGTGCTACAACAATTGCAATATATATTACAACCGCGACTTCATTGTGGTGTATGTTGCAAAGAATGAGCATTACTATAAGAGGGGGGGGGCTAAAAACTATTAACGTAAATTCGGGAATTCAAACTGATATTAATACAACAGTAACAGTTGTATCTTCAATTTCTTTTAATCCAGCAATTGATAACTATATTTTTACAAGTTTACAATTGGCAAATTCAGCTGATTCAGTTTTTAAATCTAATTTTATAATCACTAATTAATATGAAAACAATAATAAATAAAGAAACAGGGGAGGTTTTATATTGTGCGTTTTCAAATATTTTTTTAGCTGAAAATGAAATAATAATTAACGAAATACCAACAGGCACATTTTATAATTTTGAAACACAAACATTTTATGATAAATAGAAATCACATTTTACCGTTTATTTTAGTTGTACTTGGAATACTTGACCAATCGACAGACCTATTTACAGACCTTTTAAGGCAATTAAATGCACCTTTGTATGTTGGTACTATATTTAAGATTTTAATCATTATTTTAGGGGCTGTTAAGATTTATTTAATTAAACCTATTGAAAAATGAAACAGACTATAATCGATTTAAAATTAAGTTTATTAACTACTACTTATTTTGCTTTAACTTTGGCTGATACAGATTTTATTATGAAATTAGTGGTATTTTTGTTGACGGTCGGATATACAATCAGGCGGTGGTATTTATTAGAAAAAAATAAAAAGGATTAATTATGAAATTAAATGAAAAAGGTTATTTGATGATTTGTGAGTTTGAGGGCTTAAGTTTAAAGCCTTATTTATGCCCTGCAAAAATACCAACAATTGGTTATGGAAATTGCTATTATAACAATGGTAAAAAAGTAACGTTATTAGACAAAGCAATTACTAAAACTCAAGCGTTTGAACTATTTAAAACAATTTCTGATAAATTTGGTTTGGCTGTTTCTAAATGTTTAAAAAAAGAAGTTAATCAAAATCAATTCAATGCTTTGGTTTCTTTTGCTTATAACGTGGGAGTGGCTAATTTTATGAACAGTACACTTTTGAAAAAAGTAAATGTAGATCCAAATGATGAGACTATATTTGATGAGTTTTGCAGATGGAATAAGGTAGGTAAAAAAGAAGTAACAGGATTAACAAAAAGAAGAAATTATGAAGCAGTTAGTTATTTTAGTTAGTTTAATTTTAATCGGTTGTGGTAGCCGTAAAGTAGCTATTCAAGAAGAAAAAAAAGATAGTTTGTCACAAATAGAAACTAAAATTGTTACAGATGAAAAAAGAAAAGAAAATAAAGCAATTGAAACAAATATAAACACTATTTCAGATGCAGAAGAAACTATTTTCACGCCTATTGACAATAACAAAGAAATAATTATAAATGGTAAAAGCTATTTTAACGTAGTTTTAAAGGTTAAAAAAGTCAAAAGCAATACTTTGTATAACAATAAAGAAACTATTGCTAAAACAGCCTTAAAATTAACTAAAACAGATGCTAAAGCTAAAACTTTGGTAAAAGAAAAAAGCAAAATTAAAAATATAGACAAAAAAGAAAGTTGGTATTGGCTTTTATGGCTACTTTTGATACCGATTGGATATTACGTTTACAAAAAATATGCTTTCTTTAATATAATTTAAAAAAATAATTATGAATTTTGACTATTACAAATTAGAAGCGATTAAACATTTTGGTAGTAACTTAAATAACACACAAATAGCAGAAAAGATAATAGTTGAAAATAGTGAAATAACTTTAGAAACATTAAGAAAAAAAATAGGTATTCTAAGGACAAAAGAAAATAAATTAAGTCCTTTTGTAAATGGTAATTTAGATAATGTTTTAATAATTGGAGATTTACACGCACCATTTACACTTCCGAAATATTTAGAATTTTGCAAAGAGCAACAAAAAAAATATAATTGTGGGCGTGTTATTTTTATCGGAGATATAATTGATAATCATTATTCAAGTTACCACGAATCAGACCCCGACGGAATGAGCGCAGGAGATGAATTAGACAAAGCAATACAAGACATACAAGCGTATTACGATGCATTTCCAACAGCAACTGTTATAATAGGAAACCACGATAGATTAGTGTATCGTAAAGCCTTTAGCGGTGGAGTTTCTAAACGCTGGGTTAAAGAGTACAAAGATGTTTTAAAAGTACCGAATTGGGATTTTGTCGAAAGTATTGAAATATTCAATGTTAATATCAATCACGGTGAGGGCGGAACTGCAAGAAGCAAAATGAAAAAAGATTTACAATCACAAATACAAGGACATTTACATTCAGATTTTTACCTTGAGTATATAGTCGGTAAAAACTTTAGAATATTTGGAATGCAAGTAGGTTGTGGAGTTGACCATCATAGTTATGCAATGGCCTACGGACGCAATTTTAAAAAACCAGCTATTGGTTGTGGCGTATTATTAAATAAAGGTACTTTGCCAATAATAATACCTATGAAGTTATAAATAAAAAGTGGTTTGATTTCCTATCTTTTTCCCACAATTACGATTGTGGGTTTTTTATTTTAAAAAAAGTGTTGTTTATCTAAATAATAGTTATATATTTGTAATTCAATTTGGCTAGATACCTATTGAAACATTTAGGTTGTCAAATTGTAAAAGCAAAAACCAACCCTTAAACAAAGTTATCTAGCCCTTTGTATTAAGGGTTTTTTGTTTCCTAAAAACAATCGTAATAAGAAATTAAGGGGAAAACTTCAACAATTTGGCTTATTATTAAAGCACTAAAATGGGTTCTAATGGTGCAACTGTAAACGAAACTACGACGGGCTAACTAAGTAAATTTCAAACAGAGGAAAAAGGTATAAAATGAAAAATATTTATATCTGGATTAACGAGAAATCAGTTTTTCCCTTAGGCTTCCTCTGTTTACTCACCAACTTTAAACTTCAAAGTAATATAATAATTAAATAAATAAGTATATGAAAAATAATAAATTAGAATTAAATTTAATAATTGAAATCTTATATAAATTGAGTAAAGATGAATTTTACTTTAAAAGCTATGCAAAAGATATTTTGAAAAGTTATATAAAACAGGAAGTTAAAAAGTTAAATAAATGTTAAAAATTAATTAACTACTATTATATTAATAAAGTAGTTGTATATTTGTCCAAGCAATAAAGCTAAAGAAAAACAAATATTATGACAACTATTTTAACAAACAATTGGAACAGATTAGAAAGAGCTAAAAAATTAGAAATCATTGAAAATGCTATTGATATGGCAAATACGAATGAAGGTTTTTTAATGTTGAGACTTTATTCTAAAGATAATTCTATTTCTGCATATATTCAAACAAAATTAGATAACCATCTTTGTGCCGAGGCGGTTTCTCAAAATACTTTAATTTCTTTATTTTCAGAAAATTATGACTTTAAAGAAGAAGATGCAGAAGTTATTTTAACTTGGATGGAAAATCAAATATAAACAATTTAAAAACAAATAAGATGAAAAACGTACACATATTACCAACAAGATTAGCAAGTAGGTTATATTACAATAGCCAAGAAAAAACATATCAACTATGTGATTTTCCAAAGTATCATACAGATATTAAATCTACACATAATTTGTACATCACTTCCGCTGTTGAAGGCGTATATGATAAAGAATATTATCTATATGAAGGAAGTGTGTTTCAAGCAAGACCAAGAGATGAAAATAATTTTAAAAACAAAGTCATCCTAACAACAGACCCTCAACTTATTGCTGATGGTGTACAAGCTATTGATGATGATTTCTTAGAATGGTTTGTTAAGAATCCTACTTGTGAGGAAGTTGAAACTATTAAAGTTCCATACTTTGATGAAAGTGGTTATTCTCATTTATTAATAACTCCAAAAGAAGAGCCTAAAGAAACACTTGAAGAAGCTGAAACAATTTCAGATTTTATAAAAAGAGTATCAAAATCAGCAAATGAATCCGTAGGTATAGTTAAAGGTGCTAAATGGCAACAAGAACAAGACAAGAATAAAATAATTATTGATGAAACATTAGTTATAAAAACAATTCCTATAAAAATAAAACAATTCCTATAAAAATAAAATTATGAAACAGACAGCGGTAGAATGGTTAGAAGAAAAGTTAATACAAGATAATATCTTTTCAACAGAAGATTGGGAATTGTTTCAACAAGCCAAAGAAATGGAAAAGGAACAACAAGGGTATAGTAAGGAAGATATGAAAAGAGCATTTTGTAATGGCGGACAGTTAGACCATTCTACTTTGACATCTACAGAATTTGGAACTAAACTATTAAATAAATGGTTTGAACAATTTAAAAAAAAATAAGATGAACCCTTACGAACCAATATTAAAAGAAATAGCAACAGGAATGTTAGAAGTTGCAGAAATTAAACCTAACTTTTCAAACGATGCTTTATTAGATGTTGTTTTGATTTTTCAATCAGTATTTATGGATAAACTTTACGATAGCTACAAAGACTATCCTTTAGAACTTCAAAAAGAAAGAGCAAAAAAAGCTGGTGAGGAATTAAGAAACTTTATCTTAAGATTCACAAGTTTAGATACAATTGAATTGACTAAAAACTACGGAAAATAAAATGAGCCCAAAAAAGAAAAACATCGAAATGACAAAACTATACTGCCTTAGTCAACTACTATTAGAATGCTTAGACGAACTTAAACCTACAACAGCTAATATGGTTAAATATAAGGCTGATTTAACGGCTCTTTGTGAGGAATTGAATAATGTTACTGCTAACAGTGAAACAGTGCTTAAAAGTACTTATTTCAGTTCTATATGTTCAAAAGTAGATACGATTTTGAGAAAACAATTTGAAGAAAATATGTAATGATAAATAAACACAAATTTAATTATAATTGGAATTTAAAAGATACAATTTTCACAAAAGATAAAGGAAAAGTATTTAGTTGTTTTGCGTGTGGCGGTGGTTCTACAATGGGTTATAAGCTTGCAGGATTTGATGTAATAGGTCATAATGATATTGACAAAAAAATGATTGAAGTTTATAAAGAAAATCATAAACCTAAATATTCATTTTTAGAAAGCATTACAACTTTTGCTAAAAGAAAGGATTTACCAAAAGAACTTTACGAACTTGATATTTTAGATGGTTCGCCACCTTGTAGCAGTTTTTCAATGGCTGGTAATCGTGAAAAGGACTGGGGAAAAGAAAAAATATTTAGAGAGGGTCAAGAGCTTCAAGTTTTAGATACTTTATTTTTTGACTTTATTGACTTAGCAAAAGAATTACAACCAAAAGTAGTAGTAGCTGAAAATGTAAAAGGTTTGCTATTAGGAGAAGCGAAAGAATACGTTATTAAGATTTATAAAGAGTTTGACAAAGCTGGATATTATGTACAACACTTTTTACTTGATGCTTCAAAAATGGGAGTGCCACAACGTAGGGAAAGAGTTTTCTTTATTGCATTAAGAAAAGATATAGCACAACCATTTTTATATTATGCAGATATGTTTACAGAATTGCCAAAAATTGATATGCAATTTAACGAACCAACAATCACATTAAACGACATTAAAGACAATAGTGCTAATGATGAAAAATGCGAAATGACTGATGTTAAAAGAAACATCTGGAATAATAGAATTAATGGAGATAGTGATTTTAGCTGCACATTAGGGCGAATTGAAAACAGACCAAATTCAATGTTTAATAATAATTATTTATATGGTAACAAGCCATTAAATACTATTACATCAAAAAAGAATGATGTGCTTTTTGATGAACCAAGACATTGTAATTTTAACGAAAACACATCTGGGCAAACATATCCAAAAGATTATAACTTTTTAAATATGCCTTATTTGTATTTATTAGGAATGAGTGTACCTCCAATAATGACTGCACAAATAGCAACTAATATATATGAGCAATGGCTATCAAAATTATGAAACCTAAAAAATGCAAAGTATGCCTAACAACTTTTGAACCTAAACAATTTGGTCAAGTAGCGTGCGGATTTCCTTGTGCAATTATTCACGCTAAAAACTTAAAAGCACAAAAAGAGCAAAGAGAATGGAGGGTAGAAAAGAAAATAATTAAAGAGAAATTAAAAACTTTGGGACAATATGAAGCAGAAGCAAAAACATCGTTTCAAAAGTGGATTAGACTTCGAGATGCTGGATTAAATTGCATTAGTTGTGATGGTAATGATAAAGACCTTTGGGATGGAGGGCATTATAAAAAAGCTGAAATATATAGTGGAGTTATATTTGACGAAAACAATTGCCATAAACAGTGCCGAAAGTGCAATAGGTTCTTAAATGGCAACGAGTTAAATTACAGGCAAGGTTTAATAAAAAGATACGGTTTAGAATACGCTGATAAAATAGAGCAAAAAGCAAACGAAACAAGGAATTACAAATATACAAAGGCTGAATTAATAGCAAAAAAATTAAAGTACGATATTTTGATTAAAGAAATAAAGTAGTATATTTGTATTTCATAATATTTGTATTTTTAGTAATTAATCCGATAAGTTCCCTCACTTGTCGGATTTTTTATTTATACCTACTTGTTAAAGTTTTGTTAAAGAATAATATAATAGTTGTATATTAATAAAGTAGTGTTATATTTGTCAAAGAATTAAGGAAGTGAATTACACAGCAAATTCTAAAACTAAAGATTATGAACAAAGTAATTAAAATAAACGGAACTTTTGTAAACGGATTTACAAAAAGAGATAATAAATCTGCTTATGTAATGATTAATAATTTAGGTCAATATGGTTATTTGCCAAATGAAAATACACCTTATATGCCAGTAGGTGGAAAAAAAACTTTGTTAAGTGTTGAATCTATTTTAATATTTAAATAAAATGGATAATTATGCAATACAAGTATTAGAAAGGGAAATTTATTTAATTGAAAAATGTTTATCTGAATGGGAATTATTACAGTACCGTGAGGCAAGAATTGAAAGAATAAAAAGATTAGACGAATTAAAACAAGCGGTAAGAGAATTAAACAACTAAAACAAACAAAATGAAAAAGCAAACACAATTAAATCTAGGCTTTATAATAGCAACTTATTTTATCGGTAGAATTTTATTAACATTAATATTTAACATTTAAATGAAACGAGAAAGGGCTGGTAAGCCAAACAAATTTAAAACAGGTACAGCGGTAAAAAGACTTCAAACATTAGTACCGATAGAAAAATTAGAGCAAGTAAAAAACTGCATAGAATTGATTTGTGCAGATGAATTAAACAAAAAATAAATTAAAATGGAAACAAAAGTAACGCACGTAATTGAGACAAAAAAAGATGGAACAGCAATTGTAAGAAACTTCTTTTTTAACGAAGACAAAACAAATTATTTAGTAAAAGCACAAAGTCATTTTACAAAGCACGAAAAAAAAGTAGGTAAATTAAACCACAAAAACAAAAACTAAAATGGGCAAACAAAACGAAAACTGGGGAAGTAAAGAATTAGTAAACTATTTAAGTCAATCAAACGAAGCATTAAGACTTGAAAACAGCCGTTTAATGGACGAAAACGAAAGATTAATAAATAGTATTGAAGTTGTAGATGCGCAGCTTGTAAGCAACGAAATGATCCACTATTATCAGTTCCTGAATAACTTTAATTATACACTAAAAAAACAATAAAATGAAAGCAATAGCAATGAAATGCACTCAAGAACAATTTGATGCAATTAAGGATAAGTTAGTAGGAATGAAAATTAACGGTATAATAGGCTTTAAAGATTGCGGATATTTAGTCACAAATTATGGAGGTGAAGAATATATAAGCAATTTACCTAAATCATTCGTTATGAATAACAACCGTGAAATACACGAAACTTGGAACGAAGAAATTTTCTTAAACGCTTGTGGAATTGAAACCGAAAGGATTTTTAAAGGAAGTGAATTGCAGTATTATAATCACGGAAAATGGTTTGATACATCAAGCGATTTTGATTATAGACTAAAACCAGCTAATCTAATCAAAAAGCAAGAATTAGAAAGTCAAATTTTAGAATTACAAAACCAATTAAAAAACTTATAAAATGGAAAATGAAAAATTAAATTTGTACCAAAAATTATTAGTTATTCAAACTAAAATTAAGGGTTTAGGTCAAGACAAAAAGAGCAATAATTATTCCTATGTAACAGGAAGTAAGTTGTTGAAAGAAGTCAAACCATTAATGAATGAATTAAAACTATTACTGAAACAAGAAGTTTTGAGTATTGATAATTTAAGGATGGATTATAAGACTGGAATTAATACGCAATATGAAAAAGACAAATCAGAAATATTGTCAAAAGTAATGATGCGGTTCACTTGGATTGATACAGAAAGCGGTGAGAAAGACGAAAATCTTTTCGGAGCAAACGGTCAGAATGATTGGGAAAAAGGTTTAGGAAGTGCGTTGACGTATGCAGAAAGATACTTTTTACTTAAATACTTTCACATAGCAACCGATGAGGATGACATTGATAATGATAGTAGAAAACCTGAACCAAAAGAGCCAACAAAAGCACTACCAAAAGAAAAGCCTTATTTATTAGCAGATAGTGAGCCTTACAAAAAAGCAATTGAATATTTAAAAACAGGTGGCAATATTCAAATAATTGAAACAAAATATATATTGACAGCTGAAGTAAAAACAGCACTAACAAATAAATAAAATGAAAAAAGTAATAATAATTTTAGCAATAGCAATGTTTGCAAGTTGCACCCAAGATGAGGTTACAGAGCAAGAAGAAATAAACTGTAATTGTTGGACTGTTGTAAGTCGTGATAGTTTTAACATAATAAACGGTCAAGGCGGAGTAACTGTCATTTATAATAATAGATTACGCAATGATTGTACATTTGAGCTAAGAACTCAAAGCACAAATTTACCAATGTGGACAAAGGTTTGTAATTAACAATTAAATAAATAAAAATGAACGTACAAGGAAAGATTAAAGTTATCGGACAAACTGAAACGATAGGAGCAAAAGGATTTTTAAAAAGATTATTAGTTATTGAAACAGCCGAGCAATATCCGCAATCACTACCGATTGAATTTACACAGGACAAAACGAGTTTGTTAGACAATTTCAGTATTGGAGACGATGCAAACGTTTCAATCAATTTACGGGGTTCTGAATGGCAAGGCAGATACTTTGCAAACATACAAGGTTGGCGAATTGAAAAAAGTGAATTGGAAAAGGAGTCGCAAAGAACGCCACCATTTGATGGAAAAGAGCCAATAAATAACGCTTTGCAACAAGAGATGGAATCAGACAACCTGCCATTCTAATATTAACTATAAATCGGCAGTAAATCAATATTGCTGCCGATTATTAAAACACAATAAATTATGTTAATAGATTATAAACAACAGTTAGGCATTATCGGTCAAATTAGAAGCGGTAAACTAAAGCAAGGGTATAGACTTGGAATAAAAGAAATAGACGATTATTTGGTATTTAAACCAACTAATTTTAATATTATTTTAGGTCACGCAAATGTAGGTAAAACAACAGCAATACTATATCTTATGTTATGCTATACAGTAAAGCACGGTAAGAAGTGGTTAATCTGTTCAACTGAAAATGAAAGTTATAGTTTGATTAGAAAATTAGTTGAGTTTCTGGATGAAAATATGATTGAATCTGTAACCGATGCAAATTTTAAAACACATACTGAATTTATAAACAAACATTTTAAGTTCGTAGATAATTCAAAAATGTACACTTATGTTTCTGCTATCGATATGTTTAAGCAAGTTAAAAAGGAATTTACTTACGATGGTATATTGCTTGACCCTTATAATTCTTTAGCAAAAGAGCAGGAAATGATGAAGAATCTTGGTGGACACGAGTACGATTATCAGGCGTGTACAGAATTAAGAATATTCTGCAAAGAAAACAAAGTTTCTATATGGCTAAATACACACGCAAATACAACAGCTTTACGTATGGAGTACCCTATGAACCACCCTTTTGCAGGTTATCCTAAGCCACCAATGGCAAGTGATGTTGAAGGTGGTGGAAAGTTTGTAAATAGAGCCGATGACTTTATTGTAATTCACAGGCTTATCGGTCACTCAGGTTACAAAAAAACAACTATGATACACGTGCGTAAAGTCAAAGAAACGGAAACAGGTGGAGACACAACAATAAATGATAAACCGATTGAAATTATTTCGATGCAGGAAAACGAGGGGTTTATGATAAACGGAAAATCAATTTTAAGAACTATAAAAGAATCACAACTAAACTATTTATAAAATGACACTAAGAGAAAAATTAAAGCCAATTGTAAGTATTAATACAACTGGAGAAGCGGGGAGGTTTGCGGATGAAATTGAAAAATTAGCAGATGAATTTGCTATTGGATTTGCAGAATGGTTAACTGAAAACGCATATAAGGAAAGTGATTGGAGGATGTATGATAAAGGAGACAATTTTTTTAATACAAAAGAACTATTAGAAACCTATAAAAAAGAGCAAGGATTATGAAACACAATTTATACAACCAATTTAGCCCAATAGAAAGAGCACAATTATTATTAGACAAATATCCAGAAAAATACGTTATTTCTTTTGTTACTTCAGAAATAGAAAAGGCAAGAGATGCTCACGAAATACCCGATTTGAATTATTGGGTAGAAGTTAGTTTAGAAATTAAATCAATAATTAAATTATGACACCAAAAGAAAAAAAAGATTTTCAGATAGTAACGTTACAATTTTTAACAGTTGCTTCAATTTCAGTAATTATAACAGCAATAATAGTAATGATTTTATGTTAGAAAAAACCCACATTTGGGAACAGGGAATCGTCCAGCTAATGAATCTGGACGGTTGGGAATTAGAATGGTGCTGTGGTTCATTTGAGCATTACGACGCAATAGGTAAAACCCCGAAAGGATTTGATTGTATAATTGAATTTAAGTTAAGGTCTGCTTACTATCCGACAAAGGTTTTAGAAGTTTACAAGTTTGAAAAGCTAATGAGCGAACCTAAGCAACATAAATTCTATTATGTATTTGATAGTAAAGGAAACTATTTATATCATTTAAACACGCTTAAACTACCAAACAAAGAAACATTAAAAGCAAGTTCAACTACTTATTTTGAAAACACAAATAAGATAAACAAGCCAGTATATATGCTGTCCGAAAGCCAAGCGAGTATTTTAGTTAAATACTAAATGTTAAAGTTTTCTTAAATTATTTAATAAGATAGTATTTTATTAATATAGTTGATGTATATTTGTACCAGAAATAAAGCGAAACACTAAAAAATAGAAATTATGACAACTCAAAAATTTACATTCGAAACAGTTCAAGAATTACAAGCAAAACAAGCTGAATTAAAAACTATTCACGGAGAAGAAAACGTGGTTTTTAATTATGGAACATTTGAAAAATATAATTACAATCTTACAGTACATATTTTTAATTAAAAATGGATATTAAACAGAAAGCAAAAGAGCTAATTGAATTATTTCAATTAGCTCCAGACGGAGAAATATTTATGATGTCAAAAGTTCATTCTAAAAAATGTGCATTATTAGCTGTTGAAGAACTATTATCAGTTATAGAATATCCAAGCCCTAAATATTTATTTTATTTAGAAGTAAAAAAAGAAATAGAAAATAATATGAAAACTGTAAAATTAACATCGGAACAATATTTAAAAGCGATTAAATTAGGTTATTATGAGCCAATTAAATGTATTAGCGTATTTAAAAAAATTGTAAAGCATTATAAAGTTTGCGGAAGAACTGAAGAATTATTAATAGAAATAAAAAATAAATAAAATGAGAACGCTATTAGAAAGATTAAAGCCAGAGTATTTAGAATTATTAGAAGCAGATGCAGAAAAATTTCCTTATTTAGTTTTAGGAATTAAAAAAGAATTACAAGAAAATAACAATCTACACACAATAACTTTCTTAACAGCGCATCAACTTTCTGTTTGTTGCAAAGTTACTTTTGGAATTGTAGCAATTAACAATTTATTTGAAAACGAATAATTATGAAAAAATTTGAAGTTGAGGGTTGGTATCGTTATAATAATGGCGATGAAAAAGATTATATTATAAAAGAGATAGTTTGTAATACACCCGAACAAGCAATTGAAATTTTTAATATAAAATATAAACATATTGGATTTTTCAAAATACATATAAAAGAAATAAAATGACTTACGAGCAATTTATAGAAATATATAACGAAATGATACGAGTATCAAATCAAGATGAAACATTAACACATATCGATGTATGTTTTCAGATTAGAAAAATTAACATAGAACCAAAAAGAGCAAGAATTAATATTAAAACATTTAAAGATGACAAAAGAGAAACGCTGGGTACTATTAGAAAATGGTGAACCACATACGGTATTGTTAAACCACGATGACGCAATAGAATTAATGGTTAAGTGGCAAGTTATGTTTCCACGCATTAAATACGAACTATTCTACGATGAATATTACGAATACATAGACTACTATTCAGAAGAAGAAAAAGAACAAATAAACCGTTTAATACCTTAATTATGATAGTCTTAGTAGATGCAGACAGCCTAATATGGTCAAGCTGCTACAAACAAAAAGAGCAACCAGACGATAAACAATATCATTCAATTGAAAATGCTAAATTAAAGTTTGACGAGGTATTTATGAAAATTATAAATACGATTGAAGAGACACACGAAATAGACAAGGTTCTAACTTTTGCAAATGCATTAGGTAACTTTCGTAAACAAATATCTAAAAGCTATAAAGCAAATAGAATAGGGCGTGAAATACCACCGATACTAAATGAACTTCAAGCGTATGTTAAAGAGCAATATGAAAGTATATCAGGCTATGGAGTTGAAACTGATGACGTAGTAGCCACGTACTGGACAAACTTAACAAACACGTTCGGTCGTAATGAAGTTATAATAGTTAGCATAGACAAAGACTATAAGCAGTTGCCGTGCCTGATGTACGACTACCATATAAAGAAGCAATGTTATTATGATATATCAAAAGAGCAATCATTATACAACTTTTACGAACAAATGATTATTGGTGATCCAGCTGACAATGTTAACTTTTGCAAAGGCTACGGAGTTAAATGGGTAGACAAAGCATTTAAAGACCTTGTAAGCGAATATTCTTTAGTTAAGGTAATATTTAGTCTATTTAAAAAGATATACAAGCACAAGGCACGTGAGAAGTTTATAGAATGTAAGTTATTATTAAAATTAAAAACAGAGTAACGTTAAAGCATTGTCGTCAGGTGTCGACCAAATAAAGACTAATTTTTAAATTTAAAACAGAACAATGAAAAAAGAAACAGACAATTCAGTTAAAGACCAAAACGCCACTTGCGACAATAATATGCTACCTGTTCGGTTTTTTTCGACAATTGAAGGCTATTTATATCCTCATACATATATTGGAAAATTCAAACATAAAATGAATTTTGAACAGGTAAAAGAAAATATCGCACACGCATTTTCGCTTGGAGCTTCTAAAATTAAGCTCTATGAAAATTACAGTAAAAAGAATGATTTTCTTGAGATAAATAAAGAAGATTTTTCAAAAGAGGAAATTGAAGCTGGCTTTCAAAAAATTCAATTAAAAAACAAGATTAAATTACTCGAAGATAGAAAAAGCAATAACAACAAATCTATTATTTTTTTTCAAAAAGCAAATGACAAAATAGACAAAGAAATCCTTTCGTTAAGCACTTTTGCAAACTGACAGGTAACGTTTCGCTAGTAGGCGATGGTAGGGGTGTCGTGAATCCCGACACCCTAAATTAAAGACCAATAATAACAAGTACAAACAATTAATAAATTAAACCCAATGCCCGACTATTGCTTACTAGCTGTTAGCGTTTGTTGCGAATAATTTAAAACAAATATTAATTAAACAAACAAAAAAAATGAAAACACAAACACCAGTAGAATGGTTAGAAGAACGATTAGATATTTTATTAGAACTATTTCCAAGTCAATGGGAGGAAGTAAATAAAGAAATTGAACAAGCTAAAGGAATGGAAAAGGAAGAATCGGATGATTTATTATTAAATTTAATAAATTTAAACAAAAAATCAATTTCTGAAAATTGGAAAATGGAAGATGTGGGCGAGGAATTTTTTAAAGTATTTGCATATTCAGATAAACCAAGTATATCAAAATGTGAACATAAAAATAAAACACAACATTTTAGTGATGTATTTGGATGTTATATTTCGTGTACTACTTGTGGAAAAACAATTTTAAACAAATAAGAATTATGAAAACTTTTTGGAGCAATAACGTCCGAGTGCTTGGCGAAGAAGCGGATAAACAAGCCCAAACTTTCGATTAAGCCTGAATTATAAAGACACAAAACAGATTTTAAATTACTAACCGAACCCGCTTTTTTGCCAAACACTTGTTATGTGCTGGGCGGTTCATAAAACTACAAAATATGATAGCATTAACGATTTTAAACACAATAGCAATAGCTTACTTATTATATAAAAAAGGAAAGTTTTACATTGATTGGAGAAAAGACACCACATTTATAAAGAATACTGTGGTTGCATACCATATTACATTATGGAAAAAAACAAGCGGATTTTCAGCTAGTAGTGTTTATACTTTGGTAATCCCAATTAAAAACAAGATAAAATTTGAAAAGGAAGAAGAAATAAATAGAATGATTGCTACTTATAGCCACCATAATAAATTACAAACCTTGTCCGCTAAATTTTATAGGTTAAAAACTTGGAATGAAGTAAGACAGTTTGAGAAAGATTATAGCGTAGTGGATAGAAAAATTGTTGCAAACTTGGTTACAAATTTCGTTCCGAAGCAGTAACGTAGCCTTGCACATAACGTTCCGCAACTACACGTCTGTTGCGTAAAAGTACAAAACTAGCTTTCAGTTTAACACGGAATTGAAAGACACAAAACAACCATTAAATTAATCACAAATGTAGCAATAGCGTGTAATTGCTG